CATAATACCACTTGTACAATTTGATTCCGAAACGGACGTTTTCCAGTCTTGAATTCCTACAGACTGAAGCCTTTGGGCTGATCAAATTGTCTTGTCAATTGGATACCACTAGCCGATCGAAGGATCTTCCGATTAATACGCCTTCCCGAGCGTCGGTCCTGTTGGGATCGATTGGTTAGGACCGTCATCTTTAAATTGGTTAAGATGGCTTTGACTCCCTCATTTAAGGCCCTTACATTTTCTGCTGATGATGAATCATCATTGGAGAAAGCGGTAACTGAGGCGCTGTCTGGGACAGTTGAATTAAATATGGGGATCAGGCGGTGTGCCGCCTTCGCAGCCGTGAACACTGAAGCGTTTCTTTGTGAGTTAACCACAAAGGAGACGAAAAGTATTGTCAGTAAATTTACTGACAAAGTGCGAGGTCGAGTTTTTGTCGACCACGCCGTTGTACATCTTATGTACATTCCAGTGATTCTGAATACCACCCACGCAGTTGCTGATTTAAAAATCAAGAATCTTGCGACGGGTGATGAATTATACGGTGGGACGAAGGTTAATCTGAACGAGGCATTCATATTAACTATGACTTGGCCGAGATCATTGTTTTCCGATGCCATTGCTGCGCATCGAGGATTGTACCTTGGAGGTACAGTTTCTTGTGCTTCTTCCGTGCCTAAGGGCGCGAAGATTGGGATGTGGTACCCCATGTGGACTGAAAAGGTGTCTAATAAACAGCTGTATCAGCAGACGACGCCTATAGTCAATACTAAAGCACTTGAAACCTTTACTAGAACAATGATCAGTTCAGATAAGGAAATGAGAAGTCTATTGAGAAGTCGTGCCTCAATTGACATTGCCGCTAAGACAAAGGAGAACCCTGTATTATGTTCACCCAGTGTGAATTTGCTTGACAACCAGGTTTCTGGTGTGGATTTTACCGTTAAGCAGATTTCAGCACCAACTGTGGCTGCCATTCGAAATGATGATAAACCAGAAGCTTCCGGGACGTCGGTGTTGGAATCTAAAATGATTCCCATCGAGCATCCCGATGTGAATGTTGAGGGTAACTCAGCAGGTAGGAACCTGCTGACAGTTTAAGTTGTTATTTGACATTCCAGACGTGGGGGGTTCTTGGAATATAGGGACTAGTACCTCAAAGAATCTTGAGTATGTTAGTAGTGAATTCTTGAAAATAGATAAGCTACTTCTTGAGCCTACCTGAGATGTAACGATTACTTTGACCAAGAATCCAGACCAAACCATCCAACGCCATGTCTGCTAACAGGGGGAAGAATGTTTTGAATAACAACTCCAATGGTTGCCCAACTTGCTTCGACAAGTTGGATGCCGCCGCGTCGAACTGCGCGCGATGTATGCGTAATGGTGGTGTTTCTAACCGCCAACGCAGAAATGCTAGGAGGGCCGCGAATTTTCGCAATCAGAGGCCTGTACCTGTTGTTCCAGTGATGGCCCCAACCGCTTCGAAATCTTTGAAGCTACCTGGTAACCAGGTTTGGGTCACTCGGAAACCGAGTGACTGGGCCGCTAAGACTGTTGATACCAACGATGCGATCACGTTGAAGACCATTTTTAATGGTATTCCCGAAATCAATGATGACACGAAGATATTCCGTGTCTTAATCGGTTTTGTTGCCGTGTCCGATGGGACATTTGGTTTGGTCGACGGAGTCGTAGGTGACACAATCCCTGATCCTCCAATTATTGGAAGGTTGGGATTCAAAAAGAACACCTATCGTAGCCGCGATTTTCGCTTCGATGGAAAGCTGGCCACACAGATCGCTGATAGAGCGATGGTGTGGTGCCTTGACTCTAATCGTCAAGAAGCCAAACGGGTTAGATTAGCTGATTTTTGGATCGCTATATCACGACCTAATCCGTTGATGCCTCCAGAAGAGTTTTTAATAGGAGATAGCGATTGACTATCTCCAAACCTCGAGAGTGATCTCGAGTTGCCTCACATCAAGAATAATTCTTGTGTGAGATGCGGATACCGCCCTAGGTGTGTTGTAAGTCAACACATTTGGACGTGCGGCGAGTGTTGTCAAAAACACTACGCATAGTTACCACGCATCCGGGTGTAAATCTATGTAATCCGTTTAGAACGTTCCGAATCGGACGATTTCCACTCTTTGAGTGAGACCTTTGGGTCGACGTTCTAAGTTGCCATTAATAATTTTCATTATTAATGATGCCTCCCTAAGGAGAT